GCTTGTTCGTTCGTTTCCTTGTTCCACTTTGAGGCAAACCCGGAGCCTGCCGCCGCCCCGCCTGCCGCCCCGCCGGGACCGCCATAAAACGCCCCGACCATGCCGCCGACCGTCGGCGCGATTGACTCGATCAAATCCCCGACCCACGGCAGGAGCTTATTCACTTCCCCGCCGACGGCGCCCAAAAGGGTCGTGATCCCCGGCCCGGTGACGGGATCGAAAACGGCGTCAATCAAATCCCACACATCATGGCTTTTCGACGCCTTGTAAGCAGACACGAAGCCCGGATTCAGAAAACTCCACATCGCCCCAAGGTGGCCCCACTTGCCCGTAAGCATCCCATACGCCCCACCTGTGGCGATATTCGCAACGTCCTTGATACTGAAGAACTGCGGCAGCCCGGTATTCGGGTTGATCGTTCCAGACCCGCCCAACGCCTTCAGGAGCCCCGCCTCTGTCGGGTTGATATGGGCAAGCATCGTATCGCCCTGTTGCCCCTTGGAGGCCACGGCGGACACGACGGATCGAGGCACGACGAACTCCCCCGGACTGAGCATCGCCGGTACGGTATCGTTCAAGACGGAATCTCCGCCGCCGACAAAGCCGCCACGGGCAAGGGACAGGTACGTCGAACTTGACGACCCGAGGTAATCCCCGCCACCGAAATCGTTGAACAGGTTGCCCGCCACGCCGAGAACCTTCGAGACGATGCTCAGGACGTCCGCCCCGCCGGTTGTCCACTCGCTTTTGAAATAGAGCATGATCTTTTCGGCTGCCATGTCGCCAATCAGATCGGTGAATGACCGGAGAATGTTTTTCGACATCTTCTTCCAGTAGTCTTCGATGGAACTCATCTTCCCGGTGACGGCATCGTAAAAGACATCCGAGAACGTCTCGGACATCGCACGATATGTCTGTAGGGCCATGTTTTGCGTGACATCGCCCCAGGTCTTTTGATTCTGTTCGATCTTCAAAAGACCCGCCTTCCAACCGCCCACAAAGGTCTTCTCGTAATCGTCGATCATCTGTTGCAGGATTTGGGCGTTGGCCTCTTTGGTCTTCTCCCCGGTCAAGAGGAAATAATATCCCTGCTTATCCCAAACGTCTTCGGATACGGATTGCACCTTGCGGGCGTTGGCGAGTAGCTTCTGTGTCGTGTCATAAGACCATTGCTGTTCGGTCCCGTAACGTTCCTCAGCCTTTTTCTTCAATTCCTCTTGTGCCTTGACATACCCCTCGAAATACTGCGCCCAATCCTCGTCGGCCTGATACGGTGCGAGCAGGTTGCGGGTGGATTCGAGATAGGCCGCCGTCGCCGCCGCCTTCCCGCCTGCGCCGGTGCTGCCCGAGGCTGTCCCGCCGCCCGCCACACCCTTTGATATTGCGGATCGCGCATTAGCTGCTGCCGCCCCCGTTCCCGCCATCGAATCATAGATGGATTGCTTCTGTGCGGCGACGGTTTGATCTATTTGCTTGAGCCTGTCCCGAACCTCCTGCGGCATACTCCCGCCCGCCGCGTAGGGCATCAACAGGGCAATCTTGTCTATAATTCCATACGTCTCAACGGCGGTCATTTTCAGTCCGCCAACGAAATCCTTGATGATCGGCGCGGCCTGTGCAATCAAGCCGAGCGCGTCGGAAAGGACGGGCATCAGCGCGTCACCTACCGCCGCCTTCGTTTCAAATATGGCGTTGTTGAAACGGTTTATCGCCGCCTGCCCGCCCTGCGCGGCCTCTACTGCGGCCCCTCCGTATGTTTCGTGGAGCTTTACGGCGAGCTTGGGGAGAAGATCCTCGGCCATGACCTTCCCGCCCATCAACATCTTGTCCAGTTCTGCCGTTGATACGCCCATTGCATCAGCGGCAAGCCGAAATGCGCCAGGGAGCCGTTCACCCAACTGCCCGCGCAATTCTTCGGCCTGCACCTTTCCCTTGCTCAACATCTGAGACAGAGCCAGGAAGATTCCGTTTGCCTGTTCCGTGGGGAGCTTCAGGGCGGCGACAGCCTCGGACACGCCGACAAAAACGTGTTGCGCATTCGCACCTTCAAGCGTCGTGCCACGCGATGCGGCCATGAACTTACCATACGCAAGGGCGGTATCATCCATCTGAAGGCCGAGACGTTGCGCCTCTGACCGGACAAATGAAAGCGCCCCCGCCGTCTGTTCAGCCGAGCCGGTGACAGCGTTCATGGTGGATGTGATCCGCTCCATCTGAAGGGATGCGTCAATCACCTGTTTTGCGGCATATCCAATGCCTATGATGGTCGTCAGATACCCCTTCCAATGCGTCTTCAGATCATCTATAAACCTGATCTGCTTGCCGTATTGCTGATCGTTGATCCGCTGGAGTTGGTCGGCCTTTGCCTTTTCCGCCCGGAGAATGTCGTTCGCCGTCGCCTTTGAGGATGCGGCGATCATGTCAAACGAGTTCTGAACCTTACGGCGCATCAGGTCAAATTCAGCGGAGGACTTTATCCCGAGGCTTCGGAAGTTCTGTTCTATATTGAGGGTCGTCTGTGTCGCTTCCCGGAGCAACTTCTGTTGAGCCGCCGTGTACCGGGAAGCGTCAAGATCGAGTTCGGCAAATATCGTCAGATCAGATCGGCCCGTCATCTTACACCCCGTTCAAGAGGATCATCTTGGCCCTTGCCTTGCACGCGTTCAGGGCTTTCTTTAGAAACTGCCGCGCCTGCATCTTCACCGTTCCCCGCTCAACGAACCGGGCGTAATAGACTTCCCGGTTGCCTGCGTAAATGCGGATATTCCTCCGGGCGTCGTCTTTGAGCCGCGTCACCCGAATTGTCTCTCTCAATGCGCCCGCCTTCCGCCCGGACCATTTGCCACTCCCAGCCTTGACGTCCTGGCCGACAGGTACACGCGCCCGCGCTTCAGCCGCGATCAGTTCCCCGACCTTTTCAAGCCGGTCCATAGAGGCATGGATGATCCGGGCATCGGTCTTGACGGGGTTCCAATTCGCCACTCTCATTTTTTCTTACCCTTGACCTTTTGGTTCCGTGTCATGAGCGCCGTTGTGAGTCTGTGCTTCAATGCCGCCGGGTCTTCCTTTTCTTCGGGCTGTTTCTGGCTCTCCTTGAAATACGCCTGCCATAAGCATAGTTCGTGCGAGTCCAGTTCCGCCAACAGCCTGCGCCGTGTCATCTTCAGTTCGCGGGCGAGGAACATCACGAAGAAGTCCCACCCCCGCCTTTTCATTTTTTTTCAACGGCTTCCTGTTCGCCCACGGAAAGCCCGTTCAATTCCTGCGCGGCGTCAAACAGCTTCTGAATCGCCTTCGCGCTCTTGTTGGACAGGAGCAGGATTTCCTTGTCGTTGAAAAGCCGCGTCCCGGTTTCGTCAACGAGAACTTTGGTAAGCAGCTTCGCCCGGAAATTGTCCCTGTTCAGCCGGACACCGTTGGAATCGGCGTCGTAAATCTGGGCCTCGAATGCATCCCGCTCGCCGCCCGTCATAGTCCGTACACGCACCGATCCGCCCCACTCCGGGACGTCAATGTCCCGGAAGGGGAGATCGTCTGCCTTCATGATTTGATCCTTGTTCAGTAACATTTCCTTCCTCCTTGCGCTTGTTAAGTGGACCCGCAATTGTTGAACGCCGCGCCCGATGACAGGGCAATCGAAATATCGGCCTTCAGAGCGTTGTCCACAGCCCCCGTAATGTTGAATCCTACGATGTACCCGCCGAAATAGACGGACCCCGTTTCTCCGGTTGTCGGCCCCACAAATTTGATGTCAAATTTCCTCAGCGTCCGGGCCACCATATCGCGCTGAAGGGCGTCATGCAGATTCGAGTTGGACGCCTCGTTGTCCCACAAAAGGGAAAGGCCGACCTGGCCGCCATCGTACAGGCCCGGTTGCTTTTCCTTGGCCGTTGACTGTAGGGTCGTCACGTCAATCACAGGACCGGACAGACCCGGCCCGTTGAAACTCACCACTTGCCCGATGTTCTGCATCGTGTGGCCGGTGAGAACCACCGTCTCCCCCGATGACTGCGCCGTCAGTTCCTCATAAACCGTGATCGCAGTCGCCGCCGTGGTCTTGATCGTCCATACCCCGGCGTTAAGAGAGGAGTCGACTTCAAGCCGCATCCCGGTTGAAAAGTCTGCAAATCCCGCCTGACGGTTGATCGTCCTCAACGTACTGTCAAAGCTGATCGTATCCGCCGACAGGACCGCCGTCGTTCCCACAACCGACGATTCCCGCCTAATCAAACATCCTTGGCTTTGTCGCGCCATACCGTCACCTCCTCAATTATCCGGTGGTGAAGCTGGCCCCGCCGGTTATGGCGATGGAGAAATCGCCCTTCAGGACGTTATCCACCGCGCCATTGACGTTCATGCCGATCACATACCCCTCAAGGCTGATCTTCTGGGCCGTGGTCGCCGTCGAAAGCTGAATCAGAAGACTTCCCTTGGTCCGCTGAACGAGGCTTTCCCTGAGCTTGATCTGTCCATCATTCGTGGCGACCCAGTTCACATTCAGGCTGATCTGTCCGCCGTCGTAAAGGCCGATCATCTTTTCCTTGGCCGTGCTCTGCAAATTGGTCACATCGATAACGCCCGCGCTCATGCTCGGCCCGGAAAACCCCGTCAGTTCCCCAACGACGTTTTCGGCGAGCGTGGCGTTGACCGTCACGGTGGCCCAATAGCAGATGATTCCTTGGCTTTCCTTCGCCATAGCTTCTACCTCCTTACGTCACCGAGATTGCCGCATAAGACAAATCGGTGTGGGTGGTGGGCCGTAGCTTCACCATCCCGGATGAGTCGTTGTAAGCGTCCACGGAAAAGAAGCCACTCAACTTCGATCCGGAGGCCGTTACATCGACAGTCACATCTAACGCCACCAGCCCCACCGGGACCGGCGACACCTGGGACGTCACGACAACGGCGTTGGTCGCCCCCGCCGCGTTCTTCACCCATAAAAACGTGTGTCCGTTGTTCGCAAATTCATCAACCGAGCTCGCCGCCGTGAAACTG